TTTTTCACCAAACCCCACAAGAGGAATTACTTTTACATTAGCTGATTTATAATGTGAAGATTCTACCCGTTCAACTAAATGGTCATATCGCGTACGGTAAGGAGTTTGACTAGCACCTTCAATAAAAGATTCAATGCTTATTAAGTCAAAGAAGTTCATTGTTAGGTTATTAGTAATGAATACTTGCTCTTTGGAAAGAGGTTGAACTCTATTAGGATTAACTACACCCGAAAGCATTTCTAATGAAACATCTTTTATATCACAAGTCATTTCACCAAAGTATACGCCATTTCGTAATTCCATTTTACTAAGAGTATCACGTAGTATTTCAGTATTAGTAAACTCTTTGGCAGTACGTGAGAAAATACTTAAAAACCCATGATGTACAACTACTATAGAACATACACCATCTTTCTTTATTTGTACTCCAAAGTTTTTACCTTTTTTATTCTTTTCAACTACTTCATCAAAGTGTTTAACTAATTGGGTAGTTTTCTTTTCATTGTTTCTGTGGTCGGCTGATAAGCCTAAAAATTCAAAAATATTCATATTAGGTTCTCTTTATTTTAGTTGGTGTTTTAGTTACTCTTCTAGGTTTAACAGTTGCTTTACGTTTAACTGGCTTCTGCTTACCTTTAGCTATGTCAAATGTAGGATGGTACACTCCAGATGGGTTAGCCATGTGATATTCTAAATAATCCGCTAACCTACGCAACCACTGAACAGGGTCTATACGAGCCATGTTAGATAAAGGTGTACGGAAATTCATACCTGCCTTAACTTTACCTTCTGATACATTACAAGACTGACATAATACTGAACGTATCTGTCCGTTCTTATGGTCATGGTCTAAAGCATTTATGCCATGAGCTAATGAACCTTTGCAAATAGGGCAACGGTATTTCTGTTGAGCTGCTTTCTTTTTACGATAAGCATCTACTTGATTCTCACGAAGTTGTGTTGTCATTTATTTTCTCCACTTTCCATCCCATAAATCTTAGCCAGAAAGCTTTCCATGCACAATATTCAGTTGTTTGGTATACACTGTAATTACCTATAGTCATAGTCCACTTATTTTTAGGATATGTGAAATCATGTTTACTTGTGAAATCATATTTACTTGTGTAAAATAATTTACCATTACTTTCATTATTTGTAGTCATTTAGAAATACCTCTTCTGTTAGTATCTTACCTTCCACTAAATGAAAGTACTCTTTACGTCCATCTACAGTCCAACGTCTTATTATCTCACCACGTTGTAGTCTTACCATGTAAAGTAAGTTAGCTTGAGTTTCCATATGGTACTGCCAGTTCTTGCCCCAAATCTTGAAGTACTCTTGTTTAACTAATTCAAGCACTGCCTCAGAGGGAGTCTTATCTTTCTTATTTATAATAGCATTTATGATAAGTTTATAAGCTTTCATTTCACCAATACCAACTCGCTTGTTAGTTACTTTACCTTTGTTTGGGCCAGACTTAGTTACTACATCTTTACGTTGTGCACATCCTAAGATATTATCGGTACTATCACCAATAAGCATTTGGAAATACAATCCAATATCTCCACTGAACTCAATTTTCTTACGAGCATTGCCAGATTCAGTAACCCATTCTTTAAGATGAAGATGTCCTTCTTTGGTGACATTGGTGATTGTGGGTTCCTTGTTCTTATCATCAAGGTAGTCAAGGTGCTCTCCTTCTATTTGTTTTAAATCTTTATCAAGACTCCATATGACTTTATCTTTACCCATATGTATGCCAATCAAATCATCAGCTTCTAAACCTTTATGGAAGTAAGCATTTAAGTTCTTTAAAGACCAACGCTTAGCCCAAGCTAAGTTAACTGGCCTATCTACATCATCACGATTAGCTTTGTAATCATCTACTAATTGGTCACGGAAATTAAACTTAGTTGTAACAAATAGTATGTATTTATCACAACCTGCATCTTCCATCATCTTATCAATTTTATTATTAATATGACGGCCTATTTGTCTTCTATCTTGGTCAGTGTCATTATTAAATATACAACAAGGTTGATAAATAACTATATCGCCATCTATTAACAATGTCTTGGATTTTACTCCAACAAGTCCTAAATCAGCTAAGCTCATTGACACTCTCCAATAAGTTGTCACCAGCAAACTCTATTGCTTGTTGGTATGCATCTGAATATGTATAGGCAGAAACATGAGTAGTCCTACCATCTTTTGTTCTCACTAGATAAGTTTTCATAATCTCTCCTATAAATACTTAGAGACAAGAAAGCCCAGTATCTAAACTGAGCTTTCACTATTAATTTTAAAACATAGGGTCATCTTCATCTTCATCTTCATCAGACTGAGCAGGGTCATCTTCATCTTCATCAGATTGAATAGAGCCTTCTTCTGCTTCTTTATCTAAATCTGTTTCATCTAGTTCTTCAAGACCTAATGAATCTAAATCTTCTTCTGCTTCACCGCCAGTGTATTCAATAAGGTCAGTGATACAAAGAAGTTGTGGGTATAAGTATAAACCATTCGGGCCATCTACAGGACGGAACTGGAAGTGACCTTTAGTTCCATTACCTAAGTTAGTATCTTGGTCAATACTATTACCATGCATGTCTTGCACTTTACCTTTAATACCAATCTGCTTAATTGGGTAAGATTCACGTCTTACACCTTCTGCATTAGGCTTACCTACTAAGCAGCTTTGAGAAAACTTAACTAGCATCATTTCATCATCTAAGTCAGCTTCGTTTAGGCAATCATACTTCTCTAGTAAATCATCCTTTTCAAACTCTTTAGCATTAGGTAAATTCTTAGCACCTTTAAACTTCTTCTTGAGTCCTTTGAATCTTGATTCTGAGATAAGGTTTTTAATTTCATATGAATGAAACTCAAGTGGTGAGTCAGACAAAGGTGGCTTCTTGTCAGTGTTAAGTTGTTCTATAGGTCGAGATACTGACGAAAACATGAAGATTACATTCTTCATAGTTACTATAGATGTCTCTTTCTTTTGTGCTGTTGGGTTAGACATTGGTGTCTCCTATTAGTTAGTTTATTAGTGTGTTTTATCCGTACTGCCAAAACCGCCAGTACGCTCTTCGCTATCTATCTGTTCATTAACTGCATTTATATAAGGCATAATAATCATTTGAGCTATCTTATCGCCTGTCTGGAAATGAAAAGGTTTATCACCAGTATTTAGTAATATTACTTTTATTTCACCTTTATAATCTGTGTCAATTACTCCAGCTAGTGCAGTAATTCCATACTTGTTAGCATGGCTTGAACGCTCTTTAATCAGGCCATAAGCGCCTGTCAGATGATTGATATATTCTTTACTCCAAGAAATACCAGTGCCTATAAGCATTCTTTTCCCTGCCTCTATTACACCATCTTCTGTGGCATGTAAGTCATGACCTGCTGATTGTGGTGTAGCTCGGGTAGGTTTTATTGCTCTAAAGTGTCTACAAGTAAACATTAGTTTCTCCAATTAACTTGCGCATGTAGCACACCCGCCTTTAGAAGCATCAACTCCAGCCTTACTACGTACATAGTATAATGACTTAGTGTTTTCGTCTTCAAAAGCATATTGGTGAACATACGCTATATATGATTCATCTTCATTTGCTGGGAAGAACAAGTTAGTACTTTGTCCTTGGCAAATTCTGAATTGTCTTCGACTTGCTGTATTAATTATATCAATTTGATTAATCTCAAAAGCAGTCATACAAACTTCTTTCTCTAAGTCTGATAAGAAATCTAAATGTTGACAGGAGCCACCGTTGTTTAGTACATCCATATGCACTTCATCAGTGTTCTTGCCATACTTCTCTAGTATCTTAGCAAACGTAGGATTTATTCGGTACATATCTCCAGATGCAGAACCTTCTTGATATACATTACCATACCAAGGAGTTACACCTTGAGACTCAGAGCCAAATATAAGAGCTGAGGATACGTTAGGAGCAAGTGCTGTTCGGTGAGTATTACGTACACCATAGCCTTTACACCATTCAGGTTCACCCCATTCTTTAGCCATAAACTGGCTAGCTTTAAGTGATTCTTCTTGAATATGTTGGAACACTTCCATATTAAAGAAATGTGCCTCCATAGAATTCCAAGGCAACATACGTTGTTGTAACGCTGAGTGATAACCAGTTGCACCTAATCCAATAGCTCGACCTTTCTCAGTACCTTTTACTATAGCTTCAAGCCCACGTATCTTACGCGCTTTTGTTAAGAAGTCTTCTACTAAGCAATCTAAGAATACAGTCATACAAAATACTGCGTCCGTATCTTTCCATTCATCATAGGTAGTTAGAACCATACCAGATAGTACACAAGTATAACTATGTTCATGGTCAGCATGTAATGTAATTTCAGTACATAGGTTACTAGCTTTACTAGATAAATTATGTTCTTTATACATAGCAGGTTGCATACGTTTTACTTTATCAGTAAAGTAATAGTAACCTTTACCAGTAAGCATTTTAAGATACTGAGTTTCTTGGAAACGTTCGGTTAGTTCTTTATCACCACTATTTAAAAGTTCTGTGATATTATCTGTTATAATCCATCCACAATTAGAGCCATCAGGATTATTCTTAACCTCTAAAGCTATTTCCCAGAAATCTGGATGGTCTAGCTCAAGATAGCCAGCCCAAGCACCACGCCTTATGCCGCCTTGTGATACATTGTCAGCACCTATTACCATATCTTTAAATACAGGTAAGACGCCATCAGCAGTACCTCCACGAGATATAGCTGTACCTCTACTACGTATCTCACCTAAGTAAGAACTAGTCCCAAAACCTTCTTGTGACAGGATAGCATTCTCTAAGCGAGAAGCACCAAAGCCATAGATACTATCATCTACAACCCCTCCCGAACATGAGACTGACAAGCCTCTTGACGTACCGTTGTTAGCTAATACAGGAGTAGCTAAGTATGCATGGTTTTCCATAAGCATGCTCTTCCAACGCTGAGCGAAATACTCAGGGGTACTTTTACAGTACTGCTTTAAGTTGTTGACGATACGGTCAATTTGTTCCTCATACGTATTTGCATGGTACAAGTACTTTCCTTTGAAGGCTTGCCAGCCCATAGTAGTAAACCACTTAGGTAGCTTACCGTCAGCCTGTAAGCGTTTACGCTCGGCTGATAATTTTTCAAATTCACTCATTATTAACTCCCAAGGCAGGTGCAGCTTGGTACAACTCTTGCCAAGTCCTACCCTTAATACCGCCAATTGTCCATAAGAAATTAGTCTTAGACCAATTACGGTTATAGGCTGAACCAATCTTGACAAAGAAGTCATGCTGGACATCGCCACCAATCATCTTATAGAACCAATTTTCTATAGGACTTTTAGCTACTGCAAAGATAGGCTCCATATCTAGTTGACCTAAACAAACGTTAATACGATGTCTTACAAAAGAGCGTAAGTCATCTGCCGTAACTGGATGGTCATCACCTAAAGCATATATCATATCTATGATTTTAGATTCATGAATGTATATTTGAGTAGCTGCATCTTGTATTTCATGTTTTAGTAACATTACTTCATTTTCTGTCATTAAGCCAAGTTCAAGCTTTTCACTTAATAAAGTTCTAAATGCCCATGCTCCACCTTCGGAGTGTAGGTTTTCATCTTTTACTGAGAAAGTTAATCCAGCATGTACATTCTTTAATTGTTTATTACCAATTGCATTATAACTCATTAGGTATGCAAATGTACTATATAATATAGAACCTTCTACCATAGAAAATACAGCTACAGATTTTAAATCAGACTTATCAGATATTGCATCATCTAAGAACTGCATACGCTCTGCTAGTACTTTATCTTCGGTAAATGAAGAATAGAACTCATCTGTATTTAGCCCAAGTAACTCATCTATTCTTTGATAGAAAGGTGAATGTATATTTACTTCTACGTTAGCAAAAGATAAAGCCATACGTCTAAAGTCTGGTCTTGGGAATATGCGCAAGAACCTACCACTCCAGTACTCTATTCCAGCAGATTGCTCATATAAAGTAAATAGTTTAAGTCCAGTCATTACGCCATGCAGTCTAGCCTCAGATAGTTCTGTCTTTATACAATGTAGGTCTTTCTCTACTTTAGGCTCAGTAGGTAGCCAAAATATTTCAGCTTGAGCCTCTGCCGCTTGTACAGCAGCAGGGTAATCATAAGTAGGTATTGTCTTCTTAGTTTGACACCTTACTTTCTCTGTTATCATTTGTTTGCCTTATATGTTCAGGAGTGAGGTCATCACAACTTAGGCACTTACAGCCAATCTTTCCATGATAACCTTGAAACCTGTTGTTGCAATCTTCATTAGTACACTCAAACCAAGGTTTGTTTTTAGGTGGTGCTAGTGTTGTTTCAGTTGTCATTAGTACTTATTTATTAGCCTCTTCTTCAGCTTTCTCAATAAGTATATCTATGCAATGACGAGCTTTCTTTAGTTGCTCTACTTCATTATCTTTATTACGATTAATATACTTCATAACCTTAGTAAAGATAGCAGCTTTTAAGCCTTTGTACCCATAAAGTTTGTAGCAAGCTTCAAGAGGTTGTAAGCCCATTTCAAGGTAGTGTCCACCACCCACTTGATTTTCACTAGCTTTTGGCATAATGTCTGTACCTAAATCACTGTCTAATCTTTCTCCATTCATACCTACCCAGCTGTAATCACAAACAAGCTCTGTTTTTCCTAAGTCATTAAGAAAGGTTGAGCCTGTCCACTCGTAGCATCTTCCAATAGTGACAGCTATTGGATAGCATCGTTTCATTTTGTCAGTTTCTTTTATGTCACTTAAATAATATTTCATTTTGGTTTTCCTCCACATTCTATACAAGTACAGGTCATGCCTATCTCTGATTTAATAAACTCTTCTACGTCATTATTATCATAACCTAAAAGTTTACCCATACATCTTTGATGTTGTTCTCGGGCACACTTCTCTAAATTATTTACTAAGTATTCATAGTTAAGTATATGTTCTTGTTCAGTAGCTACTGCTATTACTCCACCCCTAACTAGTTTTCTAGGTAAATGAGTACGACAAGCTGCCCTATACATTTTAGGGTTTTTATTATGGTAGATTATAGCTAAAGGTTTAATTCCAGCTTCTACCAGTTCTAGCTCGTTGTACTCATGAGGGGCGATACAATGTCTATCTAACATTAGTGTATCTCCGAATAATCCTTTCCAAAATCTACATCGCAATCAAGGTCACGATTAAGTTTCAGTTCTTTGTTAACATCTTGTACTGCATCTTTTAAGATTTTAGTCATAGCTTCCCTGTTGCCTTTCTTAATTTCTAATACAACTTCATCATGGAATTGAGCAGTAAGCTGTGGTCTACGTTCTATAATGTAGTGTACCCAACGGTCGAAGCAATATGTACCAGTAGACTGATTAAGTGTAGAAAATCTATCTTTCTCAGCTTTCAAGTAAAGCCATAGCTTAGCTACAGGATTCCATAACCACTTCATACCACGCGAGTTCTTAACTATACATTCATCAGCAATAGCTGTTAATGCCCAATTACGTACCCAGTAAGCTTCAAATAGTTGGTCGCCTATTTCTTCTGATACACCAGCAGAACGTGCTATGGTTGGCCCTCTAGCACCATATGTTGCAGCATAGTTAGTAGACTTGCCACCATGACGTAGTTTACCAATACGTGTCATTTCAGCATATTCAACAGTACTTTCATCAAACTTTAACTTATCAAAACCTTTGTAGAAAGCTATTTCTTTTCGGTTTACTAAGTTAGCTGCTAAAGCCATATCTAGATGCGGGTCAAAGTCATCCGCCTGCATTTCTAGTACGTATTCAGGGTCATGTTTCCACATATAATGCTGCTTGGTTCTATCTTCTAATGAAGACATATCTGAGCCACATAATTCATGGTTAATACTACGAGCTTTTAAAAGACTACGTATTTCTTTACCATAAGGTTTACGAGTTGAAGGTAGGTTTACACATACTCTATGTTTAAATCTTAAAGTATTCGTTAGACCTTGTACACCAGCAACAACAAAACCATCTTCATCAATATTGTCTAATAAACCTTTACATATACCGCTTCTATGCTTAACAACAGTCATTTCTCTTAAATGTTCAAGTGCTTGCACATACTGTATAAGTCTTTCAATACTTTCACAAAGTTCTCCAGTTTCAACATTCTTTATTTGAGGTATCTGCCTTGTTTCGTTTGTTTCTTTATTACGTACAAACTTAAAGCTTTCAGGCTCCCAACCCATAGAAGTTAGCCAAGCTTTTAACTGAGAAGATGAACCTGCATTGGGTTCTTTATACTTAGTTACTACAGTAATAGTACCTGCATAATCTACTGGTCTACCATAATCATAGTCTTCTTCTGGTATTTGCTTTTCAACTAAGTCACTCCATTTCTGTCCAAGAGCTGATAGTTGTCCATTTGTTTTGAAACATTTCTTAGGTCTAGTCTTCTTAGTTTTTACAGGAACTTTAGGCATTTTAGCTTCTAAAGCTATTTTAGCAGCACTGTGCATGCCATCAAACTTTTGTTGTAGTTCTTCTGCTTTTGGTATATCTAACTTCCATCTAGCCTTTTCTTGCATAGCTGCACATTTAGCTTTAAAGTTTAAATGTCTTATTGCATGCCAGCAATCTTTTGCATTACCATAAAGAAGTAAAAGATGTTTCCATATCTGTTTCCATAATAATGTCTGTATCTTTACATCTTCTTCACAACGATGTATGTATTCTTCTAATGACAGGTTTTCCCAATCGTCTATAGGTGGCTTAGGAATACCTAAGTTTTCACCCCATACAGCTAACCCATGAAATCTGTTCTTTGGATACAAATACCATGATAAGAATAAGGTATCAATTATTTCAGCTTCTACTTTAAAGCCTAAAACCTTTTCTAGAGCTGGTTTATCATAGCCTATGCCATTGTGCATTACCATGATGTTTTCAGGATTGGCAAAGAGTTCTTTTATAGGTTCATACTGAGTCTCAGTAAATATTTTGCCTTTGTCTTGCATTGTAGGTGACAACTCTTGAAAACTGCCACACCATATCTTAGTGATTCCATATAAAAGGTCATCCCCTTCAATATCACTACAAAATAATCTCTTGGCCATTGGTTTCTCCTAATAAACTGGTATATATGCCATCACAAGCATACGTTTCGTAATATTCTGGTGGTATCTGCTCCACCGAAGAAGTATCTAAGATTTCAAGTTCTTCTACCTCTCTGTCTGTTAATTTATTCATATGTTATCTTCTGTTAAAGTTAAGGGCTAACTTGCCCATTTCAACAGCCTGATTTGCTTTTACCGCATCGTTTGCATCTTTGCTACCTTTTGGTTTCTTAATGATTATTACCATATCACCCCAAAGCTCTCGGGCTGCTTCCTCTGCTAATTTACCTACTTCATCGTCATCTAGTACTAAAGCTAAATATTTAATCTTTCGCTTAACACGAGTTTCTATATAGTCTAGGTTTTTCTCAATGCTCCCTCCGCCAGCAGTTAGCGATACTACAGGGTACATCTTTCTATCTCCTACCAAAGTCATACAATAATCTAATGCTATTGCATCAAACTCACCTTCGGTTATCCATAGGGTATCTTCTAGGCATTTTAAAGCTCTTTCTAAACCAAAAGGGTCAGCATTAGCAGTCCTGCCTATAGCATACATAGACTTCTTACCATTACCTTTTAGTTTAAAGACTCTGGCTTTCCACCCACAAAGCTTCCCAAAATCAGAATATGGGAATGCAATGCCGTAGGGAGTCCTACCATCAAACTCGGACAACAAGAGTCTGCAGCACCAGCTAAGGTAAAACTCTGGTGGTATTCCTCTGTAGGGTTTGATAGGTTTGAACATTTTGCAAGCTTTAACATCATTTGTTTCTGCTTCCAATTCTTCCTTTGTTTTAAACTTCTTCTTAGGAATCGCTTTCTTGCCTTCATATGGATTGCCTTTCTGTTCCCAGCACTCTCCATGACAGAATGAAGTTATCCACTCTATGCCTAATGATTCATCCTTGTTATTGTACGTTTGAAGGTGAGTGTTTGGTTGTACAGAGCAATCAGGGCAATTGATTTTCTCTAAACAAACACTCTTAGCCATTATGCTAGTTCTCCGTATATTTTAGCTACTATACTATTTCTAGTTGCTAAAGTTATCTCTACTACCTCAGCAGGTTTAGCTTTAGGCATTATGATAGCTGGTTGCTTTCTTCCAAATATTAAAGGACGATTAGCACCTGTTTTCATAAGGAACCCAGCCGATTCAAAGTGCTTGTACATAAGCTCTCTTTGTTCTTTACTGCTAAGTTTTAGTTTTAGTTTGTTATCTATGTGACTAAAGACATCTATTACATCACGCATTATTAATGCACTAAAACCGTTTGCTTGTAAATACTCAACCAGTAAGCCCATAGCTTCATCACCTAATGACATTTCACTATGTTCAGTATAGTTGAATATACCCTCAGCAGTAGTATGACGAGATTTTACACCAAATTCATAAACTCTTCCTAACTCTTGAAAAGCACTGATTAGATGATGTTCTCTAAGCTCTTTAGCTTGTTCACTAGACAGCTTCATAGCTTTTATGATTCTTAGGATTTCGTTTATACCATACTTATGCCAAATAAAATCACTCTTACGCCCTGTAACTGACATAAAATGAACTATTTGACCTTCTTTGGCTAGATAGTTGAATCCTTTATCTTCTATGTACTGCCTACACAAGTCAATTAGTTCATCATCCATAGCAACCTCTAAAATTTATAAATTAAGTTGGTAGAGTTAGTTAGCATTACTTGAGCATGTCTTTGTGCTCTTGCTGGAGTTTGTCTAGCCCATGCACTATCCAACATTTCATCAGAAGCTTTCTCATAATTCTCTGCTTCTAAGGCATTCCACATATTACGGAACTTGTAAACACCTTGCACACCCATTTGATACATCATAGACATTAGTATGTCACGTCTTGCTTGCGTTTGCTTTTCAAATATACTACCTAAACGTGAATAAGTATCACTTTCTAATTTTGTGTATATTCTGGTGACTTCATCAGATAATAAAGCTTCTG